TAGGTGTTGGTTTTTCAGGATTTAGTTACCCTTGTTCATCTGTGGTTGCCTGGGGGCATGCAACTGTGCTATCATCATAGTAGTTTATTAACCAAACATGGCATTATACGGTACAAATGGAGATTGGGTTGCTCCTCCATCGAAGAAAACTAGACAAGGTAACTCAAAAAACACAAAGATTTCGCCTACTTCACGTAACGCAGCGAAGAAAAGGTATAGGGGTCAAGGAAAGTAGTCGGAAAACCCTATAAATAAAAGATATAGTGATAAATATCTTTAAAGTAGGTAAGAATGCCCTCTTATAGGTTCAGATCTGAGAAATATGTTAGTAGAGGATTCAAGGATTTAGCAATTTCCTTTAAAGATAATCCTAATACTGGTGATTTTGGTGTGGTTAAGAATGAGAATGCTATAAAGCAGTCTGTTCGTAACCTCATCTTAACTATGTTCGGAGAAAGACCATTTCAAGATGAGATTGGATCTAGGGTTAAGATGCTTTTATTTGAACAATGGGATCCATTTAGTGTGGATGCTATGAGAAGTGAGATTATGAACTGTTTATCGAGACTCGAACCTAGGATAAAGGTAACTAGTGTCAGACTTCGTGATGATTCCGAAATAAATTCTGTCCAAGTTGCTATAAATTATAACATAGTAGGTGAATCGGAAGTCCAAAATGTCGATTTTCTTCTAGAGAAAGCATAAAATGTCAGCAATTCCATCACAATTAACGTCGTTAGACTTCTTTGAGATCAAAGAATCTATTAAATCGTACTTACGTACTCGAAAAGAGTTTACAGATTATGATTTTGAGGGAAGCTCTGCGTCATATTTGATCGATATTTTAGCATATAACACTTATTACACTGCTTTCAACGCTAATATGGCGTTGAATGAGGCATTTCTAGAGACATCTACGGTTAGAGATAACATTGTCCGCATTGCAAAGCAGTTAAATTACACTCCACGGTCAATAAAAGCACCTAGAGCGTGTGTAAAAATGATTGCACAGGCATCAATCGGTCTAAATGGCACTACTTATCCAGAATATGCGACTTTAAAGAAGGGTGATGTCTTTGTTGCGGATAATGATTTCGATAGTTACACCTTTGCGCTTACCCAAGACATTCAAGTCCCAGTAGATTCCGCTACTGGTAGGGCAACTTTTGATAATGTGCTTGTATATCAAGGTAATTTACTCAGTTATAACTTCACAGTTGACTATACTAAGAAGCAAGAGTACATTATTCCTGATGAAAATGTAGATACTGCACTTTTAACTGTAGATATTTCGCCAACTGCACAATCTTCAGAGACTGATACTTATAGTATTGCAAAAAATGTTACAAATGCGGACTCTACTAGTAGAATTTACTACTTAGAAGAGACTGATGACATGCGATATCGCATTATTTTCGGAGATGGATCAATTGGACGTAGATTAATTGATGGAGAATACATCAGAACAACATATGTCTCTACAGATGGAGTAGAAGCTAACGGTGCAAAGGGTTTTGACTTCATTGGTAACGTAATAGACAGTGATGCAAGAGTTATTTCACCAAATTCTATTACATTAACCACTAAAGACGCTGCTCAGGACGGTGAAGATCGTGAGACATCACTCTCAGTTAAGTTTAGAGCACCCAGAGCGTATGCAACACAGAATAGAGCAGTAACTGAGAATGATTTTGAGCATATTGTCTCTGAAATCTATCCTCAAGCAGCTTCTGTGACTGCTTTTGGTGGTGAGAAACTAACTCCACCTGTTTATGGTAAAGTTTACGTTGCAATTAGACCGAAAACAGGAAATAAACTTAATGAGACAACAAAAAATAAGATTAAGAAGGATTTGTTAAAGTATTCTGTTGCTTCTATCGAGCCAGTTATCATTGACCCAACAAGTTTCTATGTTATTCCTAAATCTTACGTTTATTTCAATGGAAATGATACTTCCTTAACTGGATCTCAACTTGGTACTAAAATTTTACAAGGAATTGATGATTATAACAAGGCAGGTCAAACAAATAGGTTTAATGGACGTATTGATGGGTCTAAATTTGGCGCAATGATTGATAACAGTGATAATTCCATTTCTGGTAATGTCACTCAAATGACTTTGGGTCAAAATTTAGATAAATTTGAATTTGGAAGTGTATTTACCCAATGTTTAGATTTTGGTAACCCACTTTATGATCCATCTAACTATTCTGGCACTCCGAAAGGTGGTGACAGCAATAATGGTGATGGTGATGATGACGGATCTGGAAGTAAGTGTAAACCAAACTTCTCTGTAGTTAAATCTGGTACATTTTATGCTACTGGTTACACTGAAGACCTTGTAAACCTAACTTTGACTGATGGTGCTACTTCTGCTGTTATATCAACTCCTGGAATATCAACAAATGTTGCAAATCAGGTTTTAGTGCCAGTAAATATAAGAGATGATGGTGAGGGTAACCTAATTCTCGTTACTGTAAGGGATGAGACCGAATTAACACTTAATGCATCAGTGGGAAGTGTCGATTATAGCACTGGTCAAGTTTGCGTTGGTCCTGTAGCAATTCAGGGCACTCCAGATGACACTACAAGACTCCCAGTACAAGTATTACCTGGCGGTGGATCAATTAGCGTCCCACCAGGTGTGGATCCAACAATTTTCAACCCAACAGTCAATCCAATTGACTATACAATCAATAATACTTCAATTCCAGCCTTCGATCCGAATAACTTTAGTGGTTATAACTTCGGTGACATAGGTGGTATAAATATCATTGATTATCCAACGGATAGTTTCACATATCCAGTCAGCGAATCCTGTTTCTAAGATAGATGCCGATTACAAAGAATATCAACGTCTCTGATAGAGTCGAGAATCAGTTACCCGAGTTCATTCGTCAAGAAGATAGACAATTAGTCAACTTCTTGTTTGAATACTATAAATCTCAGGAAAAGACAGGTAGACCATACGATATACTCAATAATTTACTGAGATATCTTGATCTGGACAGTTATACCTCTGAGCAACTTGCAAGTGCAACTGAATTGCTCAAGGATATCGGTGTGTACGATAAGAAGATTGAAATTGAGAGCATAAATGGATTTAAGGAGCAAGATGGCTCCATAATGATTGATAATGAGGTAATTTACTATGAATCTGTTACTCGTGGTCCTGATGTTATTATTACTCCTGGGCTCTCTTACCCACAATTCAATAAGAAGAAACAACAACTAGAAAATCCCTTTAATCTCTTCGATGGGACTCTTAAAAACTTCCCATTAAGTTTTTTAGGTACTCCAGTAGCTCCAACCTCAGCAGATCACCTTATTGTGGTAACTTACAATAATATGAAGGTGCCAGGAGTCGATTATTTTGTAGAAGGTCAAAATATTCGTTTTACAGATGCACCTAGAGACCAAGTTGGATCTGACGACTCAGAATTTACTGAAATTACATATTTGGTTGGATATTCAGACCAAACTATTAAAACTGCTGATGCTATACCTTATCAAGAATGGCAAAACACTAAAATCTACCCATTAAGGATTTCTGGAGTTTCATATACTCCAACTTCGGAAGTTGGACTTATAATTAACAAAAATGGTCGTTTACAAATCCCATATGAGGATTTTACAGTTTTTGAAGACACAATTGTCTTTAAAAATGAAATCGGAGCTGCTGATGATATCCATATTCGTTCTGTTGAATATATTCCTCCTAGTTACGGTTCAGGAGCCTCAGCAATTGCTAAGGTATCTGATACTGGCACAATTACCAGTTTAATTACTAAATCTGGTGGATCTAAGTATAGATTAGATTTTGCACCTAAAGTTACTATTACTAGCACCTCTGGTAAGAATTCTACTGCTAGATCTTTAATTGGTGGTATTAAAGATATCAATTTAATCGATGGTGGTCAGGGTTACACTTCATATAACCCACCAATCCCTATTGTTGCTGCACCTGGCAATTCTAATGGCACATCTGCTAAATTAAGTCTTACAGTCGATGATACGACTGGAATGATAGATTCTATCACTATTACTGACAGTGGTAGTGGTTATGACTTTATTCCTGCAATATCATTCAAGAATCCTTCTGGTGCAGATATTGGTACTCCTACTATTGACTCTGAAGGTAGAGTTAACATAGGAAGCATTGTTGTTAATGAAATGGGTACTGGATATAGTAATCCACCTGTAGTTTACATCGATGAAGCACCTATTGGTGGTATCAATGCTCAAGCTATATCAAGAATTAATCAAGATGGTCAAGTATATGAAATTCAGATTGTTAACCGTGGTAGAGGTTATGTAACACCTCCTAGGGTAAAAATTATTGATCCAGTTGGTGCTCAGATATTAGACGTTACTGTAGCATCTGGATCAGTCACAAATATTGAAATGTTGACTGGTGGACAAGGATATACTGATGCACCTTCTGTTTATATTGTAGATGATAGAAAAGATGGATATGGAGAACCTATAGGTGGTATTGGTGCTAAAGCAGCCGCTACTATCTTTAACGGTGAAATTACCGATATTAATATTACTGATTTTGGATCTGGTTACTCTGAGACAGAACCTCCTAAAATATACATCGCAGAACCAAAAGCAGCAAGATCATCAGTGGATGTTGGGTTTGACCAAGTTACTGGATTTGATATTTTAGAGGATGGTGCAGGATACTCTCCTAGTGCCTTTCTGGGATGCGCCAGAGGCGTTTCTGGAGCAGTTGGGTATGATAACCTCCATAATGAGATATATGCTGGAGAAGCAGCATTAAGGCAAACAAATCACCATTCTGGTGCTGCTGTAACTAACCTTGACTCTTTATTCATTAAAGAAGTCTTTGATAAGTTTAGAAGGCAGTATTTACCCACTTTGGATATTGATTTTTCCAAAGTTAATCCAGTACAGGTAATTAAGAATATTAGTGACTTCTATATCTCAAAGGGTACAGAGTTAGCAACACAATATCTCTTTAAGATTTTATTTGGTGAAAATGTTTCTCTTTACTATCCAAAAGACGAAATCATCAGCCCATCTCATGCTACTTGGGTTGTAGATACGATTCTTAGAGCAGAATTGATAGAAGGTGATCCAGCAAATTTAATAGACTCTCAAGTTAACCAATATGCTGATGATGTAGATTCTAGCGTTACTAATGCATCTGCATTGATTGAAAACGTTATTACTATTATTGAGGGTACTGATACAATCTATGAATTAGCAATATCAGAAGAAACTCTAACTGGTAACTTTATTATACCTTACAAAACCCGTCTTGTTGAGCCTCTTACCACTAGTGGTCAGATTATAACCGTTGACTCCACTATTGGATGGCCTGAAAGGAATGGTACTATTAGAATCAATGATGTAGAGCAAGTCCAGTATAAAGAGAAGTCTCTAAACCAGTTCATAGAGTGTACTAGGTCTAAGAATGGAATCGTCGAAGATTGGGATCCTGGTACTATAATCCAGTCAGATATCTTTGTTTACGTTAACCAAGGTACTTCTACTGAGTGTAAACTAAGAATCCTTGGTATTGCTGAAGCAGGTACCACAGTATTAAACGATACTGGTAGTTACTACATTGCTGGAGATAAACTGAAGGTTGCAAACCTCGGATCTACTGCTGAAGAGTTAAGACTACAATCTTGGTTGTATAACGTTAAGAAACTGATTCAGGTTACTACTATCACTCCTGGTGGTGTTAATAACCAGACTGCTACTGTAGTTTGTAATAACCCACATGGTCTACTAGTATCTGATCAGGTTACGATATATGGTGCTAACCCTGTTGTGTACAACGGCACATTCACTGTAACATCAAGGATTGATCAGTTTACCTTCTCATATCAGATTAATACTCCTACTGACTTAGTACCTCAAGGAAACATACTTTTATCTGTTGACTTAAACAGAGGTAAGTCTGATATCACATCCATTAACAATGTGGTTAGTGAGTTTACTACAAACATCCAGAATGCTTTCTTTAATGACAATTATGTTTATGTTGCAGCATCTGGTTTACCAAACTATAAAATAGGTCCATTTACTGGATCTGCACTTATTCCAGGTAACCAAAGGAAATTACTAAGATTCCCTAGAATAGTCCAAACTATATCTGAAAGAAAAACTATAGATCCAGGAACACCAATTGGTGCTTGGGTTAACGGTGTTTCTATCTGGTCATACAAGTCAAGAGAATTTATTCAGTATGGTCCTCTTACCAGTATTACTGTTACTAATGTTGGAGAATCATATGATGCTGGTGCTAAACCTAACGTAGAAATTACAGGTGGTGGCGGTACTGGTGCTACTGCTGAGGTTATTGTAAATGGTAGTCTAGTATCGTTTGATATGACTACTGAAGGTACTGGGTATACCGAGTCACCTCTAGTTTCTATTGTTGGTGGCGGTGGATCTGGTGCTACTGCACAGGCAGTTATTACAGGCGGTAGAGTAACAAGAATTTTAGTTGAGCAACCAGGTACAGGATACACAACACAACCTCTAGTTTCTATTACTGGTGGTAACGGTACAGGGGCAACTGCAACTGCTAATGTCCGTGGTTCTATTTCTAGTGTAAATATAACAAATTTTGGTAATGGATATACTTCACTTCCTTCTGTTAAGGTTAACTCTGGTGAAGGTGCTTTAGCACAACCAATCGTTATTAATGGTAGAATTGTATCTATTGCTATTATTAACTCTGGTGAATCCTATACAACTGCACCAAATATAATCATTAATGGTGATGGTTTCGGTGCTATCGCTAAAGCAACAATTGGCACGGTTGGAGAAGATAGAGGTCGTGTATTAGGTGTAACTATAACCAATAAGGGAATTGGATATACACAAGGTTTAACAACTGTTAGACTCGAAGCAGTGGGTCAATTAGCATCCTTTACACCTACTGTTTACCAGTGGAATAAAAACCTAGAATATGAATTGGGAGCAAATGGGGATAAGTTTGATGATGCAAGAGGATATGTATTTACTGGATATAACAACCAATTTGGTGGTGAATATGCTCATCTATCAGATCCTAAAGAATTAAGATATGTTGTTGGTGATAACGTATTCTTAAACCCTGTTACACAGAATTTCCAAGAATTAGCAGCTAACTATCTACACTCACCTATTATTGGTTGGGCGTTTGATGGTAACCCAATTTATGGTCCTTATGGATACATTGATCCTACTGATCAGAATAGTGGTATTAGAAGGATGCGTACATCCTTTAAATTAAAATCTAATGTTGTATATGATGAAGCAACTAATCCTAATCCATCTAGGGTAGATGGTCCTCCTATTGCAACATATGCTCCTGGTACTTTCGTAGATGATTATTACTACGATTTCCAGTCTGGTGACCTAGACAACTATAATGGTCGTTTCTGTAAAACACCTGACTTCCCTGATGGAGTCTATGGTTATTTTGTTACCATTGATGCTAGTGATGCAGGTATTCCAGAATACCCATATATCATGGGTCCACAGTTTAACTCACTTCCAGATTCTTGGAATTTCAGTCAACTTGCAACACAAGAGAATATTCCTGATGGTGTTGTCCGTTATAGAGATCCATACACTGATGTTGATATTGACGTTGATCGTCAACCAAACCAAGAGGCAGATGTATTCACTACTGAGATAGAAGGATATCCTATTATCTTTGAAATACAAGACTCTAACAATGATGGTTTAATTGATGCTAATGAGCAGCAAGAATTGCTGCAAATGTCTGAAGAATCAACATTACAGATATATGATTATTTCCCAAGAGTATCAGAAGAGTCTAGAGTTGATATTGAAGTTGATACAACTACTCAGTTTGAGAATGCTCAAATTGATGGATTTGTTATTGAAAACCCAGGTGTTTCTTATCAGGTAAATGACACCGTATTCTTCGACAATGAGAATACTGGTGGATTTGGTGCATCTGCTCTTATTGAGTCTGTTAAGGGTCAAGCAATAATTGGTTATACTAAATCAATTATTGGTGATCGTTGCTACGGTAATATTACTACCTCTGTCGGACATGAGTTAAGACAACAGGATGAAATTATTGTAAACTCACGTCCTGTCATTGATAACACAAGTAAGACCTATAAAGTTAAGGTTGTTGCTGGTGTTGAAAGAATTAATGTAACACAAGCTGGCACAGGATACAATACTGATATTCCTCCTACATTTGAGTTAATTACAACATCTGGTCAAGATGCTGAATTGCAATTGGTATTGGAAGGCACGGGTCAGATTAATAGTATTAATATTATTAATTCTGGTAATGGATATAGTTCTACTACTCCACCTCAGATAAGGGTATCTCATCCACAGCAATTCAAGAAAACACGATATTGGTTGACTGAGTATACTGAGGCAGCTGGATCGGTTAGTGTATGGGATTCTTGGACTACAGCAGATAGAGTGACTTATATTTGTGGTAGTGTCTTAGAGACAGATGGTGATCAGTCAGCAATTCTTGCTAAGTTTGACGATTTAGGCCAGCTTGTCTGGGAAAGAAATCTTATACCACAAAACTCTGGTACTAAGAAGATGGAATTCGTCAAGATGTATATTGACGAGTCTTTAGAAAATGATGTAATATATCTTGTTGGACAAACATATGATCCTAATAATGCTGCATACAATCCAGATGTTTGGTTAGGGCAGTATAAGTCTGGATTCAATAATGCTAATGCTCCTGATGGTATCCTACAGTGGCAGAGATCAATTGCTGGTATATCAGGTCTTGCAAGAAGAGATTATGTAACAAGTATAGCGTTAGATCAAGAGAAGAGAATTTATATTGCAGGTTATACTGATAGTAATTCACCTGATCCAGATGATATGTGGATCATCCAGTGTGATATGGATGGTGATCTTGTAGAGAAGAGAAAGATTGCATCTGCTGATGATTCAGAGATGATTAATCAGATTAAGTGGATATCTGATGATAGATTCTTCTTTGTCGGTGTTAATAAGCAAAATAACGACTGCATCTTTGGTGTATTCTTCTATGATGGTGCAAACATCGAGATTGAATATATTAGACAAATCCCAACTATAGGTGGATATGTAAGAAACCCACAATTCGTCATTGATGAATACAATGATGTATTATTAATCTGGGATGTTTATAATAGTGCTACAACCAAGTATGAAAAAATCCAACTTAATAAATTCCCAATATCAACTGCTAACACTGCATGGGAATGGACTAAGACAGTAACTGTTAGTGGATCTATAGATTCTATTCGTCATGCTGGTCTTAACGTAGACGTATTTGGTAACTATAGTTTAGTATCTGATATTATAGAATCTGAGAATCAGAGATATTCTGTTATTCATTATCTTAAGTATGATGGTACAGTTATTAAAGAAACTAAGGTTGATGATACTGTTAACATTGGTTTCCAAGCTAAGTCTCATACAGTAGACAATTCTGGAGACTGCATTATTGCTGTAGATCGTAGACAATCTGATCAGATGGCATCATATCGTTTTAACGATGTTGCTGATTTAGATTACGACTTTACAAAGCAAAATCTAGCAACAATGACATTACATACTCCAAGTAATGCCTCTGTTGATGCATCAATCTATAAGTTTGGTACTAGTTCTCTTAAATTGAGTGGTGTATGTCCTGTTAAACTTCCTGCTTATGCTTTACAAAGCACAGAGTGGAGTATGAGAGCATGGATGGCAATGGCTACAGCACATCATGCTAGTACTACAAAACCATTACTATTTGATGTAACACCTGTTGCTGGAGATTCTATTCAAGTAGAATTAGATGGAGACTCTACTAGTGGTAACTACGGAAAGGTAGTTTTATATGTAAACTCAGTACAAGTTGCAACATCAGTCGCTAACACTTATTGGACTAACTTTGGTAGTGCTGCATGGGTGCATGTAACCTTCCAGAAGAGAGAAGAATCTTTAGGATTGTATCAGTATGAGGTATTCTTGAATGGTAACCTTGTAGTTAACTATCAATCTACCTCAGATATTAGTATTCAAGACCTTACTGTTGCTGGTAAGTATTCTGGACCAAATACAGGTAATTCCTTTATTGGTTGGATTGACGATCTAGTAATAGATGACGTTGCTCCATATACTTCTTCTTATACACCTCCAACTGCTGAGATTGCTATTACTACTAGTATTTCAGATGTTGCTTTAATTAAATTTGATAGAAAGCATGAGAAGAGAGCAGCATATACATTAACTGGATTAACAAAATATACTAATGTTGAATTTAGTGATATTGAGACTGCTACTACTTGGGTAGACTTAACTGTTTCAGCATTTAGTCCTTGGATAGTTGGTGCTGGTGGTCTACAGATTCTTGATATGTCTCAGACTGTTGCTACTTACATTCCTGGAACATATACATTCACTTCTGTTAAGAATGAGTATGCAACTAAGACTTCTACTATACCATCACCACTAGGTAAGAAACTTACAATATCTGCTGATGTGATTAGTAAGTTCTATCTCCGTGATGCTGGTTATAGTAAGATTGATAATGTCCTTGAATTTACTTTCAATCAGGATGTTAAATTAACTAAAGGATCTATAATTCAACAATTTACCACTACTGCTGGTAACGATGTTGTTGCTGGATTTGGTACTATTGTTGATATTCCAAATGCTGATTCTTTAACTAATCCTGGAATGGGAAACAAGTATAAGGTTGGTAAGATATTTGGTACATTTAATAATACAGATAGATTTAAGACTGATGTTGCAGATGTAAACCAGATTGCTGGTACATACTTCTCAGTAGAAGAAGCAGAGATACCTTGGGCAGCATCTACATCAGTTACTACTGGTGAGAAGAGATACTATGATAAGAAGATCTACCAGTCACAAGGTACAGGTACTACAGGCACAATTCCTCCAGTACATACTGGTGGTGTAGTAACTGACGGTCTCATTAACTGGGCGTTTGTAGATGACGCAGGTAAGTTTACAGTTGATCTAACTGAGCATCCATATCCAATGCCTCAATACCTAGGCAATGATATGCCTGAGTGGGATAATGGTAAGTTATATGTTGTAGGTCAGAAAGTATGGCATAAGTTAAACGTATACGTTGTTGGTGCTGGTGGTGCTGGTGTATCTGGCACAACTGCTCCTGTGCATACTACTGGTGCTGTATCTGATGGTGGTGTCACATGGACATGGGAGTCTACTTCAACACCAATAAGTGATTTTGCTAGGACTCTTCCATATGATATAGGTAATAACTATACAGTACAAATTGTAGAGATCCAACCTGGTTCAACATATATCCCAGAAGACGTTGTTTCTATTAATGCTGGTAATATAACTGAGGCAGATGATGAGAAGAGTGTAACTATATCTGGATTTGCTTCTGTTAAGAAGATTCGTATTACTGCACGTCTTGAAAAAGATATTCTTAGGACTGCTGATGTAAGGACTAACTTAGTATATTCCACATCTCTTACACCTCATAGATTTTTAGCTGATGAAATTATATACACCGAAGGTTTCCAAGGAGATCAATTTAATGGATCTTTCTTTGTAGATCAGGTTATTGGTTCTAGAGAATTTACATTTGGTATTAGAGATGTAGCATCACAAGATCCTACATTTGATTCTAGTTCAATTGCTAACGTTAACATATATGCAAAGCATCCAACTCTAGAGTTTACTAGAAATCATCAATATGTCTTTGACTTATCTGATACATCTAACCTAGGTTACTACCTATCATTCTCTCAAGATAACCAGTATAAACTAGAATACTCATTTAATAATATTACTAGATCTGGTACACCAGGTATACCTGAAGCTGGTGCTAACTATCCATTCGTTAAGTTCTCAGTATTGGGTGATGTTACTAACATATCTTATTACTTTGATCCATCTAGGACAGGCAGCACTTCTCCAGTAGGAGATAACTCATTCATCGATGTTATCACAACACCATATGAAGGTACATTTGCTATATCTCAAATAATTAGTGATACTGAATTCCAATTCCCATTACTGAAAGAACCAGAAAGGACTTCTGCTGAAGTTGGTACTGATGAATTTGGTAACGTATATTCATACTATTCAACTACTTCTCTAAGAGCAGTTGGACCTATCAATACTATTAAACTAGTTTCTCCAGGTGGATTCTATCAGAAGTTACCTATCATTAGTGATATTGCATCCTTCAGACAGGTTGAGAAGGTTGTTGTTAATGATGGAGGTACTGAATACGCTGTCGGTGTATACTATGACGTACCAATTGCTGGAGACGGTGAAGGTGGTAAAGCAACCATTACTGTTGAGTTTGATGCAGAGGTTGGATCAGGAACTATAACTGGTGCTTCTGTAGCTGACCCAGGTAAAGGATATACTATTGCATCTATTGATATTGATGGCATTCCTGGAATCCTAGGTAACACACTTGCAGGTTCTGGTGGAGCTGTTAGTGTTGTTA